AGAAACAGGTGCTGGAGAAACAGGTGCTGGAGAAACAGGTGCTGGAGAAACAGGTGCTGGTTGCTGAGGAACAGCTTCAAATGAACCGGCTATTCGGCCAGCCGCTTCGTCAAAAAGCCCCAACCTGTCTGCTTGGCCGTCTGAAATGTTGGCGCTTGCCGAAGGTGATGATCCTGAAGGTGTGTTGACAAGCCCCGACTCAACCGCAACTTCTCCAACATTTACGTTTCCTCCGCCAACAGGTGCTCCGCCGCCAACAGGTGCTGGAGAAACAGGTGCTCCGGCACCAGATTGGTTTTTCATCTCTTCCATAATTGATTTTCTAAGCGCGTCAACGTCAACTTCTTGCGGCATTTGCTGTTGCAGCGCCTGAAGCTGCGCTTGAAGAGGGTTGATTGCCCCAGAAATTGCTTCCTGCCTCTGTCCGGCTATAGGATCCATTGCCGCCTGAATAGCTGCCTGCCTTTGAGCTTCTATGGGGTCTATTGCTGCCTGAATAGCTGCCTGCCTTTGAGCCTCTATGGGGTCTATTGCTGCTTGAATATCCGCCTGCCTTTGGGCGGCAATTTCATTAGGATCAAGCATCTGGCTTTGAAGATCTTGTATTTGTGAAGTCGTTCCCTTCATCATCTCTTGAAGCGCCGCTAACTCTTCTGTGGTTGCTCTCCCTTCAACGGCTTTTTGCAGAAGATCCATCTCTGATCCAAGCGCAGATGTTGACCCGGCTACGGTTTCAACTTCTTGCTGCAACATCTCCAAACTTTGCATAGGGGCTAAACTGCCTATTTTCCCCTCTACGTCTTGTTTTAGCGATTCGATAGCCGTATTAATTTGATCCGGGGTCAACGTTCCAGATTGCATCGCCTCTGCAATTGAGCTGTTTACCTGATCATTCGTAAGCATGCCGTCTCGCAAGGCTTGCATTTGATCAAAAAGCTGCTTTCTTTCGTCGCTCGCGGTGTTTTTTAAAGAATCTGACTCTTCTCGCAAATTGTCAATTTCTTCTTGAATTTGGTCAACCGGCAACCCGTCAATATTTTCTTTCAGGCTTTCAACATTCGCCTCAATATTGCCCAGCAAAGTTTCTCGCTCATCTTTCAAAGCTTCAAGCTGAGATTTATTTTCGGTTTGAATTTCGTCCTGAACCGTTCCCAAGCTTTCTCTTACCGCGTCAATCTCTGCCTGAATTGCTTCGGCAGCGCTTTTTTGGTCACCGGTTAATTGGGCATCTCTAGCGTCAAGATCAGCGTTTATTTTCTCTTTGGTCGAGTTTAGGCTTTCTCCAAGACCGCTAATCCTTTCTTCTATATCGCCAATCAAAGATCCTTGACGATCCTCTAGACTTCCTATGGCTTCTGTTTGGGCGGTCCTTACTCTTTCTTCCGAGGCCGCTAAATCTGCTGCGGTCTGGTCAATATTCTTTTGAACCAGATCCGAAATTCTTTTTTGCTCCGCGCTCATGGCGGCTCTTTCATCGACCCCTTGTTGTCGCAAAATCGCAGTTTCAGCGTCAACGCCGGAGCGCATATCGGATATTCTTTGCTCTAACGACTTTGTGAGATCGGATCGCTCAGAAGCGGCTGCCGCCTCGGAGGTTGATAAATCTTCTTTTAGCAAGTCTCTTAGCGAATTTATTTCAGTTTGGCGGGCGGCAGCAGCAGCGTCATCTGCAACCTGCTGCTGATCCATAATTGTTTTGTATTGGCTTGCCAACAAATCTTCGGTATTCGGACCCTGAACCGTTACTTTGTTCATCGCATAAGGGTTGGGCGCTTCTCTTGGACCTCGAGCGTAAACCGGCTGGTTCATCAAATAATCTTGAAGAGAGGCGTAGGGAGAGTTTGCGCTGCCATACTCGTCAATTGCTTGTTGCATGTTGTCTGATACAGCCATTAAATCACCATTTTTTACAAGACCAGTAACGCGGTGTCAGCTTATCCTTCGCCGTTGAGCACTTGTGGCGAGCGCGAAAACTGGCTCTTCGTTCTGGTATATTTTTTTTGATCGTCATGTTTGGATCGCCGAAACGTACCAACTTAATTTGATCGCCCTGACGAGCAAGAACCGCGAACTTTTTGCTGCCGCCAGAAGTTCTTTTTGGTTTGTTAAAGCCAGAGAACGACTCGCCACGATAAGTGACTCTGCCGCTCCCTGTTCTTTTAGCGTCTTTTGAAGAGGCCATTATCAATATGTCTTTAGGACTTCAAGAATAACGGTATAAGTGTCGCCACTGCCAGCGCCAATAGTTGTGAACTTCATGTCGCCAGTTTTTCCGCTTCCTGCGTCATTCGGAATTCCAGAAAAATCTGAATAATCGTGATATCCATTTGAATCTGGCGACAAACCAATGATAAGCGTATCGGAAGTAGCGTCATTCAGTAGCTCAACACCCATGCCGACACACTGCCACCAAATTTTGGCAACAGCGACTTCGGTGCAAGCGTCTCCCGAGCTATTTGCGCTCAATGCGCTTACATCAACTTTTGTGACAGCAGACTCACCAGTACCGTCAGAGATATTGGTAAATTTTAAGACGGCCTTTCTCTGGCCGTCTTGTATCGTTTGGCTTGTAACTGCATCTGCCATGCCTTTCTCCTATTCTGTGGATTAAGCGTTAGCAAACGGGGTTGCGATAGTGCCAGAGCCAATCAACAATGAATCGTGAACCAGATAAGTTGCGGCATCAATTGCCGTAACTTTGACAACGCTTCCGACAATGCCACCTTTTGTGGAGCCGTTCAAAGTAATTACATCGTTTGCTGCTGCGGGAACGAAAGCTTTTTTGGTGCCATCGTCAACGGCAACGATCACAGCGCCAACAAATTTGTCAGTACCATCTGTCAAAATATCCAGATCGGTTGCTGCGGTTTCCACATAAAAGAAAAACGAAGCGCCAATATTGTTCGCCTGATCGGGAGCTGTCGGATCACTCGGAGTGGCTGAAGAAATAGAAGGCAAAGTAAATTTGCCATCGGCATCATTGAGCAAAATAATTTTTCCAGCGTGAGCTGCAACAGTTAGCGTTGTGTCCGCAGACACGCTAACGCTACTATTAACGCCGGAAGTGATAAAACCAGCTAAAGATTTAACGGGTCCAGAAAAAGTAGTTTGAGCCATTATGTTCACCTCTTACGAAAGGATTCGCCCCACTGTCTTCGTAACGTCCGCTGAGCCGGTCGGTAGGGCTATTTTATCTCAGAAAGCTCACATTCTAGGCCAATATCAAGACAAAAAAAAGGGGCCAATCGGCCCCTTAATTTTAAGCTCCTTGAGAGCCGTAGATGCCTCTCCAATCGGACCAACCGAAACTATAACGCTCACGCGCTTTGTAGCGGATGTTTCCGGTGGAAAAGTCAGGTTCCATCGATGTTTCCATGCTTGTGCGTTGGAACATCTTGAGACCTTCGCCTTGGTCTGTAACGGAAGTCAACAGGAAGAAAGCGTCTGGGTCGTTAAGATAGTGATTAACAGTGTAACCACCGGGCAGAACGCCAGTGCTTCTTATTGCGTTGAGATCGTTATCAGCAGTACCTACTCGCTTGTCCGAATTCAAAATTCGGTCAGCGACGAATACCAATTGCGGCGGAACAACAAGTTTGCTCGCCTGAACTGAGATAGTCAGTCCTCGGTCATCCGTAAAAGTAGATATGTCAATCAAAGCATCTTCGAGTGAAGTTTCATTCAGGTCAGCCATCGTAGTAGCTCTGTTAGCAGCAGTGCCGCCGCCAGCTAGAGGATGACCAGTGTTGATCAATGAAACGCCATCACCGCCCGTGTAAGTACCAGAGAAAGCGTTGTTCAGCACATCAGCGCCTTTAACTTCTTTCGTGTTACCCATCGAGCGAGCCAGTGCTTTCACATACCGCTTGCCGAGTGAGTCGTACAAGTTATCTTCTACGGCCTCGTCGGTGAGTGCGAACGCTAGAGCGATTGTCTCGTGAGTGTAACGTGCTGAATAGCTTTCGGAAGCATTGTCAAAGACAACTCCTTGGCCTTCAGTTTTTGTAGGTGCTGAACCAAAACCAGTAATCAGGACCTCTTCTTCAAAAGCACGTTGACTATCTTCGATAGCATAAATGTCTTCGTACTCGCGGTCGTAGCTGTCGTAGCTCAAACCAAAGAGGCTGTTTAAACCCGGTTCTAATTCCTTGGCTAATTGCGCCCTTGAAATTGCCATTAGTCAGTCTCCTTATGCTAGACCAGCAGATTTAACACCGGCAATGTGGTTTTGTATTACCACAAGCACGTTAGTGTTAGCACTAGCTACGTCTTCGTTTGCAGGATCTTGAGAGATGTCCAAAGCTTTCAGCGGCAAAGTTGTTGCCGTTGCGCCAGTGGTCACATCAAGTTCCACGTTTGATCGGCCAGAAGCTGTATCGCCAGTGGTAGCTTGATCAACAATATCAAAATTGCCGAACAGGTCTGCTACTGGGAAAGCTGCATCCGCTTGAACTGAGAAAACGACCATAGGGTCGTCTACAACAAAAGCAATGATGTCTGATGCCGAAATTGAACCGGGATAATAGTTTGAAAAAACTTGCTCACCGGAAGTTGGGTCAGTGTACATGCACCCATTAAAAACCCCGACTACGGGGACAGTGCTACTAGCTGCGGCTCGTTCGATACCACCTCCGGTTACCTGCTTAACAAGATCTCCTTGAAAGATCTTGCCGCTTAAACCTGAAGCTACACGATATCGACTTTGGCCACCAGAGTAGGGAGCACCGCCCATCATACGGACGGGTCGTAAACCAAAGGCTGCGTCTTTGTTAGCCATTGTTTTTCTCCTTTAGACTTATCGTCTGCCAAATGTGACTTGGGAGTCTCGCTGCGGGTCATACTTAACGTAACGTGAATCGCCACGGGTCTCGTTGAACATTGTGTTATCCAATGCGTCACGAGCCGCTTGGTTCTTATCATTATAATAAGAGTTTCGCTCTTCAATCGTTTCGTTAGGAATTTTCGCCAGCAATAGTCCTTCGTTGTAAATGACGCCAGCGTGTCTACCGGAATCCATTGTGGGAAGTTCCCACTCTGGAGGTAAGTCAGAACCTGTTACCAGTTCCCAACCTTCCCTGATCCTTCGACTAACGTTAGCCCTATCTTCCGCTCCCAACATGCTCTCTCGAATCCACCGGTAGGTGTATCCGGGAGGTGAGGGCGGAGTTTCAAGCTTTCGAACTGGTCGCCACGGTCTTCGTCGAGCCTGTTTATCGTGCGTCTCGGATTCACGCGAAGCGCGGGTTTTCGTTGTATTCGTCATTATCTTGCCTCCCTTTGTGCAATTTTTTGCTTTTCTGAAGCTACACGTTTTAACCAAGCTTCCTCAGTCATGTTATGTGGCTTCAGACCACGGAGGCGTTGAAGTTCAGAATTTGTGAACTTAACACCACGCTTGTTGCTTCGTGATTGTTGCCGACCAGCAGGGCTGGCGGAAGCGACTCTTTGCACGTTGGGTCTTTCTTCCTTTTCACCGGCTTTTGGTTCCGTCCTGAGATCAGGATAGATCCGAAAAACTCTTGTATCCAACTCATTGTAATACTCTTCTGAGTCTGGTTCAAATCCTTCGTTCATAAGGTTGAAATGCGTAAAATAAGCAAACTGGGTTGCTTGCAAATTTTCTTCGTTCTCGGAGTCTCCGTACCACTGATTCTGATCGTGCCAAGACAAAGCTTCGTTTGTTGGTTTGATCTCTTCTTGCTGAACTTGCTGTTGTGGTTGCTGAGACGGGTAAGACTGATAATTCTCCTGCTGAGGCGCGGTAGCTTGCTGAACAGATTGAGATTGTCGAGATTTAGCCACCCTGAGCTTTTCTTTCTGAATCGCGATGTCATTTTTTAGGGTGTCAGCCTTGCTGATCAGGTCTGCATCTCCTGACTGAATAGCTTTTTTGTAAATGTCATCAATCTGGCTTTCTTTGCTAACCAGCGCTTCTTCTTCTTTTTGAAGAACCGTATTCTGCTGAACCACGGAATGTTGGCGGTAAGCGTTAAGCTCTTGATCTTTCTGCATCGCCAACTGCTCAAGATATTCGGCGCGATCCTCAGCTTGTTTGGTTTTTTGATTTAGCTTGTTTATCCGCTTAGAAACGGATTTTGTATAACGTTCAAGCTCATCACCATCGTTTGCCGAGCCTGCTTCTTGACCCTCTGGCGGATCTTCAACAATCTCAACGGAAATCTCTTCTTCGGCAGCTTGAGCTGCGTTTTCGTTTTCAATCATCTCCAACTACTCACTATGTCTTCTGGGTTTAAAATCGTTCCGATAACCTCGTCATCATTGATGATGCGAACCTCATCCCCCTCGTCCAGCTTGAACCGAGCACCTGCGTATCGGCCTATCAAGGCCCAATCGCCTTCCTCGCACCAAGCGGTCTTTCCAAACTTGTCTACGTCCGAATAGCAGAGCGGACCTTTTTTGACAACGTAAGCGACAACCGTAGCCAACGATTCGCGGTCAATGGTGTCTTTCGTTAAATGAATGCCGCCCTTGCTTGTCCTTTTTCCGACATACGGAATGACAAGCATCCGCCAACCAGACGGACTAGGCATGCGATCTAGTACGCTCTTGTCCAACAAAGACGGATCTAAAACAAGATCATCTTTTTGAACGAAAGCCGATTCAATCGACGTTTTTTTCACTAGCTCTCTCCTTTTGCGTAAAAATCTTGGATTTGTTGTTCCACCAAGTTTAACGCAGTTAGCTCTCCCTGCAAAGATTTATAATGAAGCATATCTTTGAGCAAACCTTCGCACATTGTTTCAACTATCAAACTTTTGCGGTCGGAGATTAATCGCTTCAGGGAAGAGGCTAGATCAATGTCGTCCCTCATACGCGCTCGTAATAGTCTAAACCGCGAGTCGCTGCGCCGGTGCCGCGAGTACGCATCTTCTTAACTTTTACCTTGAGCTGTCCTTTCGAGACAGATCCGCCGTCTTTCATGCCTTTTGCTGTTTTCATGGCAACAGCGACAGCTTGCTTTTTGGGCTTACCTTCTTTTCTTAACATGCTTATATTCCTGCTAATGGTTTTTTGACTACTCCCCTTCTTCAGCGGCATCGTCTTTCTCCTCAATGATTTCTTTTTTCTTAGAAAAAACTTTCGCCTTAAATTTTGGCTTAGGCTTCTCTACAACAGTTTCCGAAACAGCAGCTTTTGGTGCTTCAATAGAAACCGTGGCCTTGGCTGGCGCTGGAATACCTTTCGATATCCGCTCAGCCTTTGCTTTTATTCTTTCTTCGTTCGCCTCTTCGCGCAACTTTTTTTCGGCTGCTCTGTTGTCGTCAGAGGTTTTTTCGGCTGCCCTCATCATTGCTTTATGCGCTTTGAGGTCGCGCTGTTGGTCTAAAATATAGCTTGTTGTCATTTTCTATCCCCTAAATTTAGCTTGCAGCTCAAGCAATTTCAACTCAGCTTGCTGCTCAAGTCTTTTCATTGCGATGTCAAGCTTATCATCTGCTACATCTTTTTGAACGTTGATGCGTTGTTTCGATATTTCAGATTCAAGCAGTTTTTCTTGCTGTCTTTGAGATTGCTTCGACTCAAATTGATCTTGATCGACAACCATCTCTTGCTCGCGAAGATCAAGTTCTCTTTCGCGAATCTTAACCAAAGGATCTTCTTCGTTACCTTGGCCAATAGACATCAAGAAATCCTGAGTCAGCTCAGCCATTATTGGAGCAGAAAAGCTTTCAACAATCATCTGAATTTGACTAGCAACTTGCGGCTGCTGATCCGGCGGAACTTGTTGCATTTGCTGCTGCATCTGCTGTATTTGCTGCTGTATCTGAGGCGGAATCTGCTCTTGAGCCATCTGAGTGCTCATAAACTGCAAGTGCTGCATGCTGTGCGCGATCACCAGAGATTGTAGCTGCGGCGTGTCTTTGACTACTTGGGTCAAAAATAAAGATCTGTGAGCGTCAACATGTGCTTGATGATTCTGCGGCTCAAACGCTTGCTGGGGCTGTCCGATCATTAGTCCGCTATTTTCTATCCCGGAGTCAACCGGCATCGGAGTTGGTGGTGGCGCTGGCGGCTGCAAAAGGCTGTCAACGTCATCAACACCGAGCGCTGCGTACATCCGGCGGTAAGCTTCATACATCCCTTGCGGGCCGTGAATCTCTGGGTTTGACTGAACGAGCTGCATCAGCTCTTGAGCCATCGTTATCCGCTGAGATTGGCTAAATATATTTGGATCCGAAACCGGGATAACGTCAACACGGCCATCGAAGTCTGTTTGTTTAACCTGTTGATTACCGTTTGACGTTTGGTATGGGTACGTTGGCGGCAGATATTCAGAGAAAACTTTGGCCAAAAGTTGAAACTCAATCCGTTGGGAGTAATGCAAGCGCTTGTGTATCGCGCTCATCACTTTGGTGCCGCGCTCAAGCAGTGCGACCGTTGTACCAACGGGCATAGCCTGATTCATGTCGCCAACATTGGTGTCCGCAATCGACGCAAAACGCTTGCCGGATTCAACCAGCATTCCCAGCAATTGCATCAAGACGTTAGACGGCTCTTTCACCGGCAGCGGTATCAAATTTTCTCGTAATGAGCCACCAGTGGTGTCAATATCTCTAAACTCTCCGGGCTGGAGCGGTTCGTCCTCATCGCGAATCCTCATGCCTCTGGCTTTAAATCCAGCAGGCAGATTTGCGATGGTACCGGCATCAATTAGCTGTCGCAGGATGCTCGTTGCAGCCTTGGAGAGACCGCCGATCATGTGGCTTAATCCAAGACCGTAAAAACCCAATCCCGGCAGAAATTTGTACTGAACAAAGTAGTTAATTTTTTGCTTGAGCGGGTCTTGTTCAGCATAATTTCTGCGAAGCGCTAAGATTTGCTGACTTTGCTCATCAATCGTGACGATGTAGGGTAATTTTAACCCGGTAGGCTGTCCGTCAGCGCCAATATCTTCATACCCATCCAGATCCAATATTGTGTGGACCTCATAAACCGTCCTGTCTCGGTTTTCTGAGTAATTTGGCTGCATGCCTTCTATTTCATCGACTTCCTCTTCAATATCGCTGCGGTTAGAGACGTAAGAGTCGCCTTTTAGCTCAATATCCGCATAAAATCCGGTGAGCTGCTGCTTCCTTATCTCGTTTTTGCTCATGCTAATGACATGAGTGACTCTTTCTGCCGATAAAATGTCAGATGCTTCGTAGGGAACAATAAGATCTTCTGGTGCGATAAACTTTGATACCGCTCGACTCAATGCTTGGTCGTAATAAACTTTTTTGAAGGCGGATCCAGCGATTGGAAGGTAAAAAAGAAGCATATCCAACTCGGGATCGTACTCTTTCATCACGTTCATGACGTAAAAGTTCATGAAATCGCCGACTCTTTGAGCCTGCATGTCAACTTCCGGGGTTCTATTGCCGACAATCTCTGTTTTGACCGGCCCCTTGGCTGGCAAAAGCTCCTTGTACGCCTGAGCTTGAAATTGCGTCACGCTTTCGGCAAGGATAGGGTGAATCACGCCGGAAGAACCTTGAAACGGAGAAGATCGCATCTCGTCAAACTTCATTCCGAGGTATTTTAACCCGTCAACATACGTTTTTTCCCATTCTGAGCGGCTTTCTTTGTCGGATTCGATGGATTGCAAAACGTCATCGGCAAGCTTTCCAAGGTCAGACTTGTCAAGAAACTCGACCAAATTAGAGTCAAATGGTATCTGTGGCGTTTCTGGAACCGCGTCGATTTCGTCGTCGATTAATATTTCTTCTTCGTCAACCAGAATCTGAGCAGCGTCCCTGATCATGTCTTCTCGAGAAGGGTCTGGCTCAACCTCAACTTCTCTTGATAGAGGGATTACGTCTGGATCGTCTTGAGTGCCTAAAAGTCTTTCCACTGCCATTAGTAATACACCTGTCTATTGCGAGGCAAAAACCTAGCCTCGTCTTGGTAATCGTTTTCGAGCGTAACAAATCCGCCCTGCCTGAACCTCATTAGCGCCATTGTAGCAGAATCGCAAAAATCGTCATGATCTCCGTAAGGAAAAGATGCCATTTCCTCTATCACTTCTTCGGCAAACGTGTCTTCTGGTGCCCAAACCATCGCAGATTCAAACAATGGGGCCACACTATTCATTCTCGCAATCTTATCCTGACCGCGAGAAGGAGTATAGGCCGTCACCGGGATGCCCATTCTCCTTAATTCTTGAGTCAACGGGGTGCCGGAAGCTTTTGCTTCAATTAACACGCAATCAGGCTCCCAATATTTGTATTCATCCATCGCAATTTTTTTAAGCTCGGGAAAGTCAACGCGGAATCTTTTTGCGTCTAACAGTATGACGCACTCTGGGCCGTCAACTTCCGGGGTAAACACCGCCCAAGTTGTTATTGCGGAGTAGTCAGCGGTCTCTTTCTTGCTAAAAGCCGTGTCGTAACTCTGTATGACGTAAGAATATGCCGGGACATAATCTTTGTCCCAAACTTCCCACCATTCGCGCTTTACGATTGAACCCTCTTCGGCGGTTGGGTTCTGCATCCACTGAGAGTTCCACTTTGCAATCGGTAGGGATGCCTTGACGCTGAGAAGTTCTTCCTTTTTCCAATACTCGGGCCAGAGCGGTTCATCTGATTCTGGCATGATCGCCGGGAATTCGATCATTTCCCACTTATCTGCGTGATCTTCGGTTTGCTTTTTAATGACCTTGCCAACAAGATCCTTGGTGGACCATCTGGTCATTACGATTACGATGATTCCGCCCGGCTGCAAACGCTGCCGAGGACCAGAGGTATACCACTCGTAAACCGAATCCATTGCGGTAGGAGAAAGCGCGTCTTGCTCAGAAACCGGGTCATCGATGATGAGCAAGTCTGCGCCCCGGCCAGTAATCGCACCGCCAACGCCTGAGTAGAAAGATTCTCCGCCCTCGTTGGTCGTCCATCGACCGGCAGATTTGTTGTCTGATTGCAGCTTTAGCTTGGGGAAGACTTCTTGATAGTCTTCCGAGTCGATGATGTTTCTAACTCTTCTGCCAAATCGAACCGCAAGCTCGGCGGTGTGCGTGGTTTGAATAATCTTTAGATCGCCCCGCAGACCCATCATCCAAGCCGGGAAATAGGTGCTGGCAAATTCAGATTTGGTGTGACGAGGAGGGAGGCAGACGATTAATCGCTTTAACTTGCCTTGAGCTATTCTGTTGAACTTCTCGCCAATAATTTTATGATGACGACCCTCGACAAATTCCGGCCACATGTGCTCAACAAATTTAATAAAATCGTGTTGGCAGTCATCTTGTTTTTCTAGCTGTTCGTATTTATTAAGAAGAGCAACGGCTTCTGTTTTTTCGTCATCCGATAAAATGTCAAAATCTTTCAGCGCAAGACTAGGCATGGCGTGGCTCAATATTCTTTCATCGATTCTGATATTCGCCAGACTTTATCATCTGACATATTTCTAACGACCTGTCGCCAACTTGCTTTGCCCATTTGCTGTCGTAAAATTCTTCGCCAGCTTTTTCAAAATTGTTTTCAGCCATGCATTCGAGTGCTTTAACAAAGCCTCTCAATTTTGTTTGTCCGATATTGAACGACAAGTCTATTAGCGCTTCTTTTCTTACTACGTCTAACGTATTGAACCAAAAGTATTCTCTAGACAGCTCTTCTCGGCACCTGTTGATGTCGTTGTTTAGCAGGTAGTCTATTTCGTCATCCGAAAGACCAAGCCCGGACTCGGATATGTTTCTGCCAACACCAATGGTCTCGTATCCTGCGGAACACATGTAAACCTTGTCCCTAACGCCCTCATGCCTTCTGAGCATTTCTATCAATCTATTCATTTTTCATGCTTATGTGACGCGCCATAATAAAAGCTGATGATCGATGAAACGATACCTCCCAAATAACCCAGTACAAGATTAACGATGCCGTCATCGTTTGCAGTAGGATCTTGCAAAGTAACCAATGCGATATAAGCTCCGAAGAAGAGCACACACGCAACAGCGATGAATTTCGGAGTCCAATCTCCTTTAAAGGCAGACCTAGCGTGTTGAATGTCTTCTGTTTCCAATGCAAAAACATCTACATCAAGTTTTTTCATCTGCACTTGAAAATCAAGCTCGGCCTTTTTGAGTTCTGCAAGCTGTTCTGGCGTTGCTGCCTGCACCGCGTTGACAATGCTTTTCTCGTCAGGTTTGCAGCCGAGAACGCTGGCAATTGTTTGAGCGGCTGCACCGCCCAATGGTCCACCCAATGCTTGGCCAATAGTTGGAGCCACAGCGCCGATCAAACCCTTGATTGCCTTGAGATTCATTTTGCAAGCGCCAGACTAGCAACCGCTATGAACGAAGCAATCATCACCGGGTAGATGCCCCAGATCATGTTTTCCAACTTGTCGAACCGCCTGCTTCCGGCATCTAGTCGCTCGTGGATTGATTCATATCGCAAAATGCATTCTTTCTCGTGAGATTCGATTTTTTGTAGCGCCTTGCTTGCATGAGTCTGAGCCATCAGCTTGCTTCCGACTCTGTTTCGACTTCTTCAACCGGCTTAATTGATTCGCGCAAAGCATTTTCGCGAAATCCTAGCGCAACCTGCAAGTTGATGCCCTGCTGTTGTGCCGCAGCGATCTGGTTGCTTAATTCGCCAATCTGCTTGCGAAGGTTGACCACTTCGACGTAATGCACCTTGGAATCTTCTCCCAACTCATTAACATCGTACTCTTGGTCGTCAATTGTCAAAATAACCGGTTCCTGTTGTTCGCTCATACGTCCTCCTGTTTTTTT